CAGCCTATAACACTCTAGGCTTGCAAGAAGGGGCGATCGTGGTAAGTGGTAACAACGATTTCAATAGCGAAATGCAACCGAAATTAGGCGGTGAAAATATCGCAGCAGTTTATCAAGCAGAATGGACTTATAACTTAGGTATTCTCGGTTATGAATGGGATATGACTGCAGGCGGTAAATCCCCCGACGACACCAAGTTAGGGGCATCAGCCAACTGGCGTAAAACCGCAACTTCATTGAAAGACACCGCGGGCGTGTTGGTTAAAACCAAGTAGCCATATCGCTAAAAAAGCACCCCCAAGTAACGAATTACTCGGGGGTTCTTATTTCCCTTGCCCATTAATTGCAAAAGGAAATAACTGTGCGAAATTGTACCAAAACAAAATTGAAGATTCTTCTAAATAAGGAGAAAAAATGAGCGCTTATGTTTCTGTAGAAGAAGCTGATGCATATCATAATCTCAGAATGAGTGCAGAAATATGGGGGGCACTAAGTGCAACAGAAAAGGCTCGCCGATTAGTCAATGCATCGGATTATATTGATAGTGGCTATATCTATTTAGGAAAGCCATCCGATAAACATCAATTACGAGCGTTCCCACGTAATGGGGATACAGACGTGCCAGTAAAAGTAAAAAATGCAGTCTGCGAGTTAGCTTTGGAAGAAAATTTAACTCAAAATCCAACCGCACTTAAAAGTGCGGTGAAAGTTGGTGAACTTTCTGTAACGTATTCTTATCCTTCAGCTGCAAACGGTGTAGAGAATCAGAGATTTAGTTATGTGGCACAGTTGTTGAGAGAGTTTGTTCGAGAGAAAGGAGCTATGCGTAGAGTATTGCTTGAACGGGGGTAAGAATGGGATTTTATGATGAGTTGGCTGATACTGCAAAGGCCTTGTTAACCGAATTTGGGGTGCCATGTAGTATTGAACAAAACATTACCAGTGATTACAACGTTGAAACAGGTGAGGCAACTCGACGCAAGCGTCGCTTATTGGGTGTTTGTATATTTAACCAATTGACCTATGACTTTCCTCAATTCCAAAGTTCTGGTGTTTTAAAAGGTGAGGCAAGCTTAGTTCAACAAGGCGATGTGTCTATTACGTTAAGCCTATCATCTCCTCTTTCAAGAGAAGAGCTGCTTTTAAGTGTACTCCTTGTTAATGGAGAGCGTTGGCAAATTGTGAATTGTCAGCCATTAAAACCATCTGGTATGACGATTTATTACAAGCTTCAGGCAAGGTTAGTAAATGGGTAGATTTGTAGCTGAAATTGATGCTTTTAGAGAACGAACGATGCAACGTGCAGATATGTTGGTACGGAAAATCGCATTGGATACATTTAAAAAAGTGCAATCTAAAACGCCTGTCGATAGCGGGCAGTTACGTCGGAGTTGGACAGTCTCGGTGGGAGAAGCACCATCTGTATTTAATGGTTCTAATGAAGTGATTAACAATGCAAAATTTGGTAATACGCTTTACATTGCGACGGATAAGCCTTATGCCTTGACACTGGAATATGGTTTATACCCTAAACCAGGAGGGCGTAAAACAAACAATGGCTTTTCGATTCAGGCTCCAAAAGGCATGGTGAGGATTACTGTGCAAGAAATGGAAGCGTTATTAAAGAAAAGTAGGTGGTGATTTTAGATGAAGCAAATTATTCGGTCTGTATTGCAAACACACTTAAACCAATTAGGACAATTTAATACTGCATGGGAAGGCGTTTTAAATACGCCCAAACTACCATATCAAACGCTCCACTTAACTATTTCATCTAGCGATACAGGTGCAATCTCTGATCGGCCACATGCTGAAGAATTAGGTTTTTTGCAATTAACGTTATTTTATGAGGCAGGATTAGGCACGAAAGCCATTGAGGAGCGTGCGACAGCTATTCGACGGCATTTTTACGGTCAGTCCTTTATTAAGGATAACGTTCAAATCATCATACATAAACCGCCACTTATTGGCGGTATTTTTTTAAACGATAATAAACTGGCGTTGCCAGTTACAATCAATTTTACCGCTTATGAACTCTAGGAGGTTATATGGCAAATGCACAAGGTGTAAAACGTAAGGTTACGTTTGCAAAAGAAACAACATTTGGAGTACGTGCTGAAAAAGGTATTGGTAAAGTGATGCCTCGCACAGAAAGCTCACTGAACTCAACATTTGATTCATTCTCAAGTGAGGAAATTCGAGAAAATATGCAACGCTCTCCATCCATTGTTGGATTTGAAAAAGTGGAGGGCGATTTGAAAGGGGAATTGTCTGCAGGTCAATGGTCTGATTTTTTTGCAGCCGCATTGCGAGGAGCATGGACAGAAGCAAAATCACCCGTATTAAAGAAAACTAGCACTGGGGCAGGTGAAAAACAAGGTAAATTACTCGTAATTCCTGAAACTGGCCATACAACTGATTCCTTTACGCTTGAAGACACCTTCGCAGATATTGGATTAAGTCGCATTTATACAGGTTGTCGAGTATCTAAAATTAGCCTAGATATTCAACCGAATGGTATAGCATCGATTGCGGTCACCTTTTTAGGACAAAAAGGCGAGGAGAGTCAAACTGCATATTTTACTGGTGCGCAGGAAGTGACTCAATCAGCTAAGGTTGCAGGTGTAAATGGGCAGCTGATGGTTAACAAAACCAAAGCAGCGTTAGTTACTGGTTTGAAGATGGACATTGATTTGAATGCGTCGAGTGAGGCGGTACTGGGCGCGAAATACGCACCTGACGTGTTTATTGGCACAGTGGCAATTAGCGGATCGTTTACGATGTATTTCCAAGATAAAACCATGATTGACGCTGTGCGTAGCGGCGCGAATCTTTCTCTTGCTTTAAGAATGGATGCCGAATCAGTCGACAACGGAGATTATTTAACGTTCATCTTGCCAGGCGTGAAAGCAACTTCTATTGAAATTGATGACGGTGCAAAAAACCTTATTCAAACCCTAAACTTTGATGCTTTCCCTGCTATTTACGATGTGGAAAGCACAATTGACGATGCATTAAAGAAACCAACAACACTCATCATTCAAGATTCACTAGCCTAAAGCGCGGTGAAATTTAGTCATACTTTATAGAAAACAAACCCTGAAAGTTCATCACTTTCGGTTTTTTTATTTCAATCCAATTCATAAGGAAAACACAATGGACTTTTCTAAATTAAATACTGTTAAAGCCTCTGAAAATACTTATCGCTTTGAAGTCACTCACCCGATTACTGGGGAAGGAACTGGAGCAATGATTGATGTCTATGCCTCGCAAAGTGATGTTGTACAGCGTTTTCAATCTAACGTCTTACGCAAATTACAAAAGCAAGAATTTGAAAACCAGCGCACCCGCAAACCACAATTTAAAGAACTCTCTGAATTGAAATCGGAAGCTCTTGAAAACGCCATTGTGCGCGTAGCTAGCTGGGAGAATTTAGAATGGGAAGGAACTCCTCTTGAGTTTACCCCCGCCAATGTGAAAATGCTGCTTACCCAGTGTCCTTGGTTGGCTGAACAAATTATTGAACAGTCAGAAGACTTGGGAAATTTCTTGAAGGCCTGATCGAACATCTCTACGAGTTTGCTCAGGCAGAATTTCGTCTTGATAAACGACCAGACAATTCCAAAGCGACACAACGCGAGCATCTTCAAGTTATTGAGCAGCAATTAGGCATAACGCCAGAAGAGCTAAATAACCCTCCGCCCAATATTGCGGTGGGTTATTTGCTTGAGTATTTTTATGCCGTATCCTCCTCCCGACAGTGCGGAATGTCCGCTAATCCTATTACTTTTAGTGAAATATTGGCATGGTCTCAATTGACTAATACTTCATTGGCGAGATGGGAGATTGAGGTGATTAAACGACTTGATATATTGTGGTTGAATATTCAAGCTGAATAGCTCAAGGTTCGGCTTGAATCTTTTACTAAGGAATGAATATGAAAGAATTTACTTGGCAAGCCGATTGGAATATGAAGCGGAAAAAAAAGCCGAATGTAAATACTATTCGATTTGGTGACGGTTATGAACAGCGACAATCAGATGGCATTAATAATAACCTAAGAACCTACGATGTGGTCTTTAGTGGTTCAGAAGAAAAGATCAAGGCAATAGATATGTTCCTTGATGAATGTTGTGGGGTGACAGCCTTTTCATGGCAACCTTACGGAGATAAAAAAGGATTGTTTACCTGTGGTGAATGGGATGAAACCAGAAAAACAGGATATAGCACGCTGACAGCAACCTTTAAGGAAGTTATCGCATAGAGGTAAATTATGGCAGATTTCGCACAATTAGGCATAGAGTTACGTTCTATAGGGGTTGATAAAGTTAATCGTGATATTCGTTCGGTGACGGATAACGCAAAATCTACTGAACGCGCAGTGCAATCTCTTTTAGGCGTAATGGGTAAATTAAAAGTCTTAATGACAGCTGGATTGGGAATTCAAGGCCTTGGGCAATTTATTCAAATGTCCGACAAAATGAAAACCCTTGCTGCCCAGGTGAAATTTGTCACTAATTCATTTGAAGAATATAAAGCTGTTCAAAGCCAGCTTTTCTCTATTTCACAACGTACTCGTGCTGATTTAGAGGCAACAACCACAATTTATGCTCGCTCTGCTCGAGCATTGAAAGATTACGGTTATAGCCAAGAGCGGATTCTAACTTTTACTGAAACGTTAAATAAAGCGATGGCAGTAGGTGGAGTGGGCGCACAAGAGCAGGCAAGTGCACTTTTCCAGCTTTCACAAGCATTAGGTTCAGGTCGGTTACAAGGTGACGAGTTCCGTACTATTGCTGAAACCGCACCAATTATTTTGGATGTCGTTGCTCAGTATATGGGGAAAACCCGTTCAGAAGTGAAACAACTTGCTTCTGAAGGTAAAATCACCTCTCAATTGTTATTTGAAGCTATTACAGGTGCAACTGAGAAAATTTCAGCAGATTTTGAAAAAATGCCTTTGACTTTTGGTCAGGCAATGACTCAATTGAAAAACCAAACACTTAAATTTGTTGATGATGTCGGTAATCGCAGTGGTATCTTTGATGGGATGGCTGCATCTGTCTCATTTTTAGCCAAAAATATTGACTATCTTTCGGTGGTGATTGGTTCGGTTCTGCTAGGACAATTAGGTAAAGCCTCTGTAGCAGGGATTAAGTCTGTATTAACTAAACGGCAAGAGGCTCTTGCGGCTTTAGAGGTTGCACAGGCTACATCTGTTCAAGCTACGGCTGAATTAAGACTAGCACAAATACAAATGCAGTCTTTACGCGCCCAATTAAGTTTAGCTCAATCAGAACAAACAAGAATGGCGCTACGTGGTCAAATGGCCGCCCAAGCCTCTCAACTTACAGTATTAATGAACGCAGAGAGAGAGGCAACAGAAAGGGCAGCGCTTGCTAAACAAAAACTATCTTTGGCTGGGCGAGCATCAAGTGGTGTTTTAAGTCTATTAGGTGGACCTATTGGACTGGTCACCACTGCGCTTACTTTGGGGGCGGGGGCATTTTATACCTGGAAACAAAATGCAGAACAAGCCAAACAGGAAAATCTTGATTATGCGAAAAGTCTTGATGTGACAAGTGATGCGTTACAAAAATTGACCGCAAATCAGCTAGAAGCAATGAGCGCAAAATTGAAGCGTTCTATGGCAGAGCAGAAGAATTACATACAGTCTTTGATTGAAGAAAAATCAAGAATGGAGCGCGCATTATCGATTCAAACTAAAAGTATGGATGAGGGGAACCTTTGGCAAAATCAATATGCACTGAAACGCTATAATCAACTTCTTGAAGATTTAAAAATCAAGAAAGGCGAAATAGATTCAGCTAATCAGCAGTTAGCGAAGTCAGAGCGAGATTTAAAATCTATTGGTGCAGAGGAGTCAGTTCAACGTTTGAAAGAGAGCGTAGAAAAGCTCTACCCTGAATTGCAATTTAATAAAGACAAATTTGTTGAGTTAAAACTTTCAACAGAAGACTTTAAAGATTTGTTACCAGACGCCAATGGTAAAATCTTAGGGATGGCTGATGCATTAGCTCAGGCAGCGCAAAAAGCAAGATTGTTACTTAGCGGTGTAATTGGCGTAAAAGAAGAAACTGCAGGTATTGGCGCAGATGCTCAAAAGGTTATTGACGATCTTCGCCTTGATCGAAAAATTGCTAATGCAAAAACGCCACAAGAAAGAGCAGCGGGAGAAACAGAAAAATATATTAAACGGCTTTCTGAGCAAGGCAAATATAGTAAGCCTGAACTTGATGCAATCGAAAAAGAATATCAAGCCAATGCGTTAGCTAGAGAGAATAGATCTAGCGGGGCAAAGGGGAGAGGGAATAAAGTTGATTATGTCAAACAATATACCGATCAAGTGACCCAGCTCCAACAACGCCTAGCTGACATAAAAGCCAATCTGCAAGATGGTGGAATTAGCCAATATCAAGAGTTAAAAAAACTCACAAACGATATTGCTGCCAATGGTGAAAAATATGCACACTTTGGTGCAGAAGGGCTTGCTAATCTAAAACGCCTTGCCAGTGAAATTGACAGTGGGCAGCAACAAGTTGCAATCCGCGATTTAGGTGACAATTACAAAGAGCAGATTGAGGCTCGACTATTTGAATTGACACTTATTGGTCAAACAAGTGAAGCGGTAGATCAGTTACGTTTCAATCATCAACTAGAGCTCGAAACGGCAAAATTGCGTAAAGGCATGACGCAAGAAAATATTGTCTTACTTGAGCAGACAATTGATGAAATTAAACGCTTAAAAGAAGAACAAGCTAAACAAACCGCAGTACTAAAAAGCGATCCAGTGGCTGGATTTAGAGATGGTTTCCAAAAATTCCGAAACACGGCGGAAGATGTAATGGGCAACGTATCTCAAATCACGTTAAATGCGTTTAATGGAATGTCGGATGCCGTAACTAATTTCGTATTAACTGGTAAAGGAAACTTCCGAGGCTTTGCACAATCAGTGATTAAAGATATCACTTCAATGATTGTAAAAATGATGATTTTTGCATCAATTAAGGCAGCGCTTGGAGGAACAGCTCTTGGCAAATTTCTCGGGCTTGACTCAAAATATACTGGTGGACTCGTTGGATTTGATGAAGGGGGATTTACTGGCCAAGGAGGAAAATATACGCCAGCTGGTATTGTTCACAAAGGCGAATATGTCTTTACCAAAGAAGCAGTAAGCCGTTTGGGGGTTGATTACCTGGATCAGCTCAACTATCAACGCAAGGCTAAACCACAGGGCTACGCAAATGGCGGTTCAGTGGGTGGATATGCACCAAGCACACCAATGAATGCGAATAATCGGGGGGTGAAAGTAAACATCATCAACAACGGAGAGCCAACAAACGCCAACGTGGAAACCAAAGAGACCAGTAGCGGCTTAGAAATTACTGTGGAATTAGTGCAAGCCATTGCTCGAAAAGAGGCAGGAACCATAATGCAACAAAATATGAGACCAGGTGGAATGTTCGCCTAATTTTAGGCGAATTTTCTATTTTGTGATCTTGTTCAATGTTTTTTTGATGTTTTCAAAATAAAATGCAACCGACCATATTTTTAGAGGAGGTTGCATGAAAAAATTATTATTAACTGGGTTAGCTTGCGCATTATTGGTAGGGTGTGCTCAAGAACCGTTAAAAAAACAAACAGCGTCAGGAAAAGCAGAGGGTGAATATCCCCAATATACACCTGAACAAGTTGCTGATGCGATTGTTCAACTTTGCAATGACAAAGGATATGTTATTGAAGAACAGGCTAAAAATTATGTTATTTGTTCAAAAGAAATGGAGGGAGGCGGAGCTATCATGATGCAAATGATGATCGGTAATTCGTACTCCACTACACCACAGTTAAAAGTTAGATATTCCATTAGTAAGTTTAGAAACGGAACAAAGGTTTGGGCTAATGCTTGGTCTGAATCTCAGATGGCTTTTGGGCAAATTAATAAAATGCAATTGGATAGCAATAACGCAAGAAATGAGCTCCAAGAAGTTCTTGATAAGAAATTACCCGCTTTACTTAAGAAATAATATTCGGTTACCTACAAACTCAAACACGAAGAAGCAGAGAAATTCAGAAATTTTATGAAAGAACACAGTGGTGTTTACCCATTTTATTTTAGGGATTCTGCACTTAATGGTGAGTTAGTGAAAGTGATATGTCCTAAGTTTCCTCGTCAAGTTGGCAAGGTGTACACGATATTTACTTGTGAATTTGAAGAGGTGGCTTAAAAATCCTTAAAGCAGTTTAAAAGAAATTTAGTCATTAAGTTGTGAAAATACATTTAACAAAGCAAGAGTGTGGAAGTTCTTCCACGTTACACAGAAAATTAGCATTGTTATGATTTTACAACGCAATCGAAAAAAACAAACCCCGAAGCGTTAGCAGCACTTCGGGGTTTTTATTTACCCCTTATTCCAAGTTTAACCAACTAAGGAGCAATTTTGATTAAGTATACACCAAAACATCAAGTTAAGGTAGGTGGAAAAATGAGTGAAAAAGATGCAGGCATTGCAGGGAAAATGCTGGCAAGTGCAGCAATTATTGCAGCGGTTGGTTTTGCCATTGGCGCAGCGTGCTTCGGGATTAGCTTTATTCTATGAAAAAATGCTAGAAGTAATTTCAAAAGAACCTATTGCGCGCAGATTCGCTTATACAGTGATTATTTGCTTATTTATAGCGGTGATTTGGTGGAAGTTGCCTGATGTAATTATGGCATTCAAATAGTTTCTACTAAAAATAAATAAACAGAATTATTGTATCAATTGTAGATTGAACTTTCATATTTTATCCCCACATAGAGGCAAGTACAAAGTTTCATAAGGAGTAAATGATGAAAAATTGCGTTGTAATTGTTAATAAATCGGCATTGGAGCTTTTATGCAAGAATTATCCTCAATTTTCATTGAGAAAATGGTTTGATGTACAAAGCCAACAATTTTTGATAACTATAGAAGAATTGAGTAGGAATTATTCAAATGTCATTTGTTATTATGGGTTTGAAAAGTCTAATGAAGTTCATTTTACCTATAGTGGATATTTTCAATTGACAAACTTTTTTACTCGTCACCGGATTGAATTTTCATTTTCTGAGACAGAGATGGAAGCATTAAATCAGCCTCTATTAGGATTCTAATTGACATCAGGAAATCAGCGTAGTAACATTCCCCCCATAGGTGTCGAAGCCTGAAACCAAAAGCGGAAGTCCGCACCCGATAGCATAGCGGTTTTTTTATGCGTAAAATTTGTGATCTCGTTTAGTTTTATTGCCATTAAGACTTAACACGCATAAATCCAATTTCATCTATGCCGAGCGGGTGACTAATACAATACCCGCAAGGGGAATACGTCCAGCTGACTTTTGGCAGCCTTCGAACCGCTCGGCGCCCTATATGGGTAAATCTCAATATCGAAGATACACCAAAAGGAGACATTCTATGTCTAATCAATCTCAACTCTCTACATTCAACTTTGAATCAAATTCTATCCGCACTTTAGCTATCAACAATGAGCCTTGGTTCGTTGCTGTTGATATTTGTAGAGCGCTTAATTTAAGCAGTCCATCAATGGCTATTGCCAATTTAGATGATGATGAAAAATATACCCTAAGTTTAACTGAGGGTATCGAAGGAATCGGTAAACAAGTTCAAGAATTGAATTTAGTTTCCGAAAGCGGAATGTACACTTTGATCTTACGCTGCCGTGATGCAGTTAAAAAAGGATCTGTTCCGCACCGTTTTAGAAAATGGGTTACATCAGAAGTATTACCTACTATTCGTAAAACAGGCAAATATGAATCGAAAACTACGGTAGATGATCGCACAGGCCTACGTAATGCCGTGAATATGCTCGTGAGCAAAAAGGGATTAATTTATTCTGAGGCTTATCATTTAGTCCATCAACGCTTTAATGTGGAATCAATCGAAGATTTAACCCTTGAACAACTCCCTGAAGCAGTAGAGTATGTCCACAAGATAATTTTAGAAGGGGAGTTGATCACTGATCCTGAACTACCTAGCCGTGAAAAGAAATTCAGTTTTGAATTTACTGAGTACGAACTCCAACAGCTTATTTGGTTATGGTTTGCTTTCAAACGTGGCGTCGGCACATTCCAACATATTGAGAGAGCCTTTAACGTTTTAGGCTCGAACATGAGCGGACAAATCTATGGACAGGCTTACGAATATTTAAGTGTATTACGCTCAACAAACAAAATCTTAAATCGCATTACACAAGAGTTTGAGATTGACCCAATGACAAATTGGCGAGCATTAGAACACTTGCGCCAGTTTGACCAGAAAGCTGTCAAAATCGATTTCTAAAAACACCACAAAATCCGACCGCACTTTTTTAAGCCTGCGGCGGATTCTCACACCTAAAATCCGACAAAAGGAACAGAAAATGAACAAATTAATCATTACGCTTGTGTGTGCATTTGTGGTGTATATGGCGCACGCCCTAAATCTTAATCAAGACTGTGACGGCAAAATCTGTCACACCGAACAGACACAACAATATTAACAAACAACCGCTCTTATGGGCGGTTTTTTATTGCCTGTAAGATAGCGATGTACACGCGACAAGCGGTGTTTCCTTTCTCCACTCACTGCTTCTTACAGGTCCCCTTTTTGTGGAGAAAACAGGAGGAAATATGCAAACATTAACTGCAGAATTTTTAGGTAAAGAAGTTACTTTAGTGGATAACAACGGCGTGGCTTATGTGGCAATGCGTGAGATTGTGGAGGGAATTGGGTTAAACTGGGCTAGTCAGTCTGTGAAACTCAATCAAAATAGTCGTAAATTCGGGTGTTGCGATATCGCAACACCTACAAATGGCGGTATTCAATCAATGCTCTGTATGCCAATCAAAAAACTCAACGGCTGGCTCTTTAGCATTAACCCAAACAAAGTGCGCGCCGATTTAAAAGAACGCTTGGAAAATTACCAAGAAGAATGTTTCTTAGCTTTATGGGATTACTGGACAGAGGGTATTGCTCGCCGTGATGAAGTCAAAAACAAGTTGGCATTGTGGCAACAAAAGAAAGCCGAATACACGCAACGAGCTGGTGAACGGGGAAAATTATTGCAGCAATGCAAATCAGAAAAGCAAGCCCTTGAGCGTGAGCTTTTACAAATTAAACAGTTAGATCTTTTCGTGAACTTATAACCGCACAATCTTTTAGAAAGTGCGGTTTTTTATTATTCCTAGGAGTTCTCATGAAAGCAATTAATTACGGCTATTCGGTGGTGATGATTTTTAACTTTACAACCACAAATTTGAGTAGTGGTATCTCCCCACGGTCTCTTGAAATAAATTTGACTAAAAGGGTTACAGAAATATTTTGCATTTAGTAACGAAAGACGTTACTATACAGACATATTAACTCAATGCGTTATCAATATGATTTCACACTTCGCCTGTAAAGATACCAAAGCTTTTTTTGAGGGAGGACGCATTCGCCGTTTTATTCCCTTTGAAAAAGTGGCGATGCGGAAGCTTCAACAGCTTAACGCGGCGGCGGATTTGAATTTTTTGAGAATCCCGCCGGGCAATCATTTAGAAATGTTATCAGGCGATAGACAGGGACAATATAGCATTCGGATTAACGATCAGTGGCGAATTTGCTTTACTTGGTTAAATGGTCATGTTGCTGATGTGGAAATTGTGGATTATCACTAAGGAAATAAGATGGCACGAGAAATCCCACTTGCTCACCCCGGTGAGATTCTTTTGGAAGAATGGTTGAATCCGTTAGGTATTAGTCAGTATGCGTTGGCCAAAGCGATTTCGGTTCCGCCGCGTCGCATTAATGAAATTGTGAAAGGAAAACGCGCAATTACGTCTGATACGGCATTGCGTTTAGCTGCCTATTTCGGTACGGACGCGCAAAGCTGGCTCAACTTGCAATCTCATTATGATATGGAGCAGACTAGAGCGATGATTAATGACGATCTTAATCATATCTTCCCTTGTCAGTTTGAGCGAACCGCTTGAGTTAGATTGACTTAAACGAATTTTACAGTAGTTATCACAAGATAGCCGAATTGTAGCGATACAGTTCGGCTTTTTTATTGGAGCAAATATGCCACAACTAATTAGCAACAAATTCAAGTTAGACCTTGCCAAGCTAGAGCAAAATGCGCTCATTGAGTTGTTTGAGGTGGATTTACGAGGATTAAAAGATAATGACGGCATGAATGGTGAGCTGTATCGCTTTTATGCTGGTACCAATGAGAAATCACAATCTATCGTATGGCAAGGCAAAACATTTGAGCCATTTGCTGTAAAAGCAGATGGTTTTGAAATGTCGGGTAATGGCCCAAGTAATCGACCAACTCTCACGCTGGGAAATATTAACGGATTTATTACCGCACTTTGTAACCGCTTTGATCAATGTTTGGGTGGGATTGTCAGACGCAGATTAGTCTATATGCACTATCTTGATGCGGTTAATTTTTCAAATGGCAATAAAAAAGCAGATCCAACGCAAGAGGCATTAAGTTACTTTGTGATAGAGCAATTATCCTCATTAAATCGAGATATTGCCCAATTTACACTAGCTTTGCCATCTGAGACAGATAACGCATTAATTGGCGCAAGAATGATTACTGCCACTTGTAGTTGGCTATATCGTAGCGTTGAGTGTGGCTATACTGGCAGAGCGGTTGCGGATGAAAAAGACCAGCCGACAGCAGATCCTAAAAAGGATAAGTGCAGCGGATTATTGACTGGATGTAAGCTGCGAAACAACACGCATAACTATGGTGGATTTGTTAGCGTTGATAAGTTGGGGTAACAATGGACGGCAAATTACATAACGAAATTATTAGTTATTCAAAATTAAAAGAACCGCAAGAAAGTTGCGGTTTTATTGTTTTAGTGGGTGGTGAAAAAGTCTTTATCCCTTGTGAAAACGCATCAGAAGATAAAGAAAACCACTTTGAAATATCGTCAGAAGATTACATTGTAGCAAGTGAGAAAGGCGAGGTTTTGGCCTTAGTCCACTCACACCCACAAGGCGAGCCAAAACTATCACAAGCAGATTTACAAACACAACTTTATAGCCAGTTAGATTTTTGGTTAGTTTGTGATGAGCAAATCCATATTTTTTCGAAGATCCCATTTTTAATTGGCCGTGATTTTAAACACGGTGAAATGGATTGCTACACATTATTTAGAGATTTTTACCGCTTATCTGGTTGTAATTTACCCGACTTTGAACGAGACGATTACTGGTGGGAAGATGGCTTTAATCTCTACCTAGATAACATGGCAAAACACGGTTTTGAGCAAGTAAAAGAACCACAAATAGGCGATGTTATCTTAATCAATATTGGAGCTGATGTACCCAATCATGCGGCAATTTACGTCGGTAATCAAATGGTACTTCATCATGCGCCAAAACGATTATCTAAGCGTGATTTATATGATGGATATTGGCTTAAACACACTCATAGTATTTGGAGATATAACGCATGGTCAACGTTAGATTTTACGGTAGCCTTAAACAGTTTGGATCTGAATTTAGGCTAGATTGCCAAACTACAGCAGAGATAGTCCAAGCCTTAACGAGCCAAATTCCTAAATTGCGTCAATTTATTCAACAAGGGCTATTTACCGTGCGAGTAGGGCGAGATTACTTTGATAATCGCTATCTCGAGCAAGGGCTGAGCCACAAACTAAAAGATGATGCAACAGTGCATTTTACACCTGTTTTAAAAGGCTCAAAACGTGGTGGATTATTTGGCGTGATTGCGGGTGTCGCAATTATTGCTGGTGCAATCGCTTTAGGGCCGCTTGCTGGCATTATCAGTACCAATGCGGCTTGGATAGTTGGCTCCGTTGGGGCATCTCTATTATTGGGTGGCGTTGCTCAAATGCTCACAAAAATGCCAGAAATGAAAATGGGCACTGAAAAAGAAAAGAAACAATCTACAGCATTTTCGAACCTGTCGAATATGACAGCACAGGGAAAACCTATGCCATTGGCGTATGGGAGAATGAGGGTAGGCTCTCTCATCATATCGCAGGGTGTAGAAACGATGGATACTGAAATTTAAGGAGTTTTCAATGGGTAAAGGTGGCGGTGGTGGCGGACATACGCCAGTCGAGGCGAAAGAGAGCGGCAGAAGTAAGCAACTTGTCAAAATTGTTGAAGTAATTTCAGAGGGCGAAGTTTACGGTTTAGCCGATGGAATGAAATCCATCTATTTTGACAAAACGCCAGTACAAAACAAAGACGGCTCTTATAATTTCAAAAATGTGCAGGTAGAGGGGCGTGTAGGTGGTCAAGTACAGGATTTAATGGCTGGGTTTAACACCTCGGAAAAAGAGGTCGGTGTTGGCACTCTAGTTAAGAAAAATCTACCGCTTACAAGAACCGTGACCGATAGCAAAGTATCTCGATTACGCTTGACCATTGGTGTCCAATCGCTTTTTAAGCAAGAGGATAATGGCGACACTAACGGAACAACAGTAAACTTTATCATTACCATTGGCTCAAGAACTTACCCTGTGTCAATTAGCGGCAAATATAGCTCTCAGTATTTGCAACATCATACTTTTGATAATCTGCCTAGCGTACCATTTATTGTCAAGGTGGAACGGACTACAGACGATAGCACAACACAGAGACTGCAAAATAATACCATTTGGTCTAGCTATACAGAGATTATTGATACGGAGTTTACTTACCCAAACACAGCTTTAATGGGGGTTAAATTTGACTCTGAATATTTTAGCAATATCCCTACTCGTACCTATGACCTACTTGGCTTAAAAGTAAAAGTACCAAGCAATTATGATACTCGTACTCGTCAATATACCGGTATGTGGGATGGTACATTTAAGGTTGATTGGACGGATAATCCCGCTTGGGTGCTCTATGATGTGGTGACAAATAAACGCTATGGCTTGGGCGGAAGACTTGGTGAGTTTGGTGCGGATAAATGGGCGTTATATCAAGTCGCTCAATATTGTGACCAATTAGTGCCTGATGGTTTTGGTGGGCAAGAACCAAGATTTACTTGTAATGTTTGGCTGACAGAGCAACGCTCCGCCTACCAAGTTATTAATGACATTTGCTCAATTTTCCGTGCTATGCCAGTTTGGAATGGTCAGCAGCTCACAGTTGTCATGGATAGACCAGCAGATCCAGTCTGGACTTATACAAATGCCAACGTGGATGAAAACGGATTTAGTTATACATTTTCAGCCAGAAAATCCCGCCATAATGCAATCCAAGTTGAATACGCGGATAAAGAGAATAGCTATGAAAAGGCTATTGAGTATGTCTCTGATGACGAATCTATCCGTAAAAACGGATTAAACGTTAAGAAAATCACGGCTTTTGGCTGTACATCAAGAGGGCAAGCGCACCGTACAGCTCTATGGTTGTTGCAAACAGAAAAACTAGAAACCAAAACCGTTACGTTTACTGTTGGCGCAGAAGGGCTAATGCATATCCCTGGCGACATTATCAAAGTCGCTGATACGCACTATGCTGGTACTAATATTGGTGGCCGAGTTTTAGCTATTAATGGCAAAACCGTAACATTAGACCGTGAAATCACCCTTAGCGGCAATAGTTATCTTAGCTATATCAATGCCAATGCTAAGCATCAAAATATTAAGATTATCTCAGTCAATGGTGCAGAGGTCACACTCGATCAACCGCCAGTAGGCTTAGAGCTATACGGTGTATGGTCTTTGACTACTCAACAAGTAACAAGCCAATTATTTAAGGCACTATCTGTAAAAGAAGAGAGCAAAGGCAAGTACACCATTATGGCGTTACAACACGAGCCACAAAAAGAGGCTATTGTTGATAATGGCGCCAAGTTTGAGCCAGTAGGAACGACTGTGCTTACTACACCGCAAATTAGTAACATTGGTGTAGCGGTAAATGCTGATGGTAGCGTATCAGTTGACAGTAGCGTGACTGGCGGTAATGGCATCGTCAAATACGATATCCGCATTTATAAAGGCGGTGTGCTATATGACGTGCGATTAGGACAACCGTCTCCCAATCTTAATATAGACAGTCTAGAAAATGGGGATTATAGCGTCCTTATCCAGGTTAAAAATGAGAATGGGCAGTTATTAAGCGAAAAAACTCAGACCTTTACCATCAATAAACCGCCAGCACCAACAGGCGTAAGAACAACTGGTGGTCTGGGCAATATCACACTAGAGTGGGATTGGGTTGATGATGCTACGGCGACAGAAATTTTTGCCAGTGAAACAGATGATATTAAAGCAGCCAAACGTTTGACGAAAGTCACAGCAAGAATGTATACGCATGAAGTTGGCGCAAAACAGGTTAGATATTACTGGTTGAGACATACTCGAGGTGTGAATGTTGGCCCATTTAATCAACAGTCAGGGATTAAAGGTGAAAGTGCGGTAAATATTGATGCCGAATTAGAGGTGCTGAATAAAAAGCTATCTCAGAACATCGTAAATGAGGTAATTGATACTGCGTTGCCGGCTCGCAACCTTGAAATGACTAAAACCGTAACAGGCTTAAACGTCAATAAATTTATAGGCTATAGACAAGTCTATAATACAGCCGATGGAAAACTATACACTTGGAACGGAAGTAAATACATCGAAAACGGGGTTGATGTAAACGGCATACGAATCAATACAACTCAATTAGTTGGCACGTTGCAAGCTGATCAGATTGGCGCAAACACAATTGGAGCTGGGGCGTTACAGGCTGGAGCTGTGCGAGCTGAACATATGGCTGCGGGGCAGATTACTGCTGACAAGTTAGCGATTGGGCTGGGCGGAAACCTATTGTATAACCCAATTTTTGCAACAGTAGGAAAACATAATCAAGGTGGTGACGTACCTTATGGGTGGTCGTATTGGAGCGGAGATAGTCCAACTTTTAATGGTGTTAATGGTCGTTTTGAATATCGCAAAGCAGGTGGCACTAATGGTTGGGCTTTACAAGGTGGCTTAGATAACGAAAATACAGCGTCATTTACACGAGAAATTACGATAGCTAGAAAAGTTGACGAGCGTATCGGGTGTTTTTTTCAAGATGTACGAGTAATTACGGGACAAACTTATATGGCGAGCTGTTATTTAGCTGTACATAGAGGTAAGGTTAAAATTTCCATTGAAGAATTAGCTAAAGATGGCAGTGCTTATATTAGTTGGATTGGTGGTACTGACTGGGTAACTGAAAGTCAAGCCAATGCGTCCAACCGAGATTTTAGTAAATATCGTAGAGTTTGGTTCAAATTTACTGCTCCTAACACAGGGAATATCCGTTTTGCTATTCAGATGAACAGTACTTACATTGGAGTTCAACCGTGGGCTTTTGTCTTACGCCCTATGCTTGAGGAATGCGGTCAATACGCAACCCAACCTAGTCCATGGCAAAATTCAGGTGTTACCTCAATACACGGTAGCTCTATCGTCACCAGAACAATCACTACCGAGCAATTAGCGGCTAATAGTATCACTGCCAATGAGATTGCAGCAGGTGCGGTAGCGGCTAAGCATATTGCAGTAGGTAGTATCGGAGCGGATCATATTGCTACACGGTCATTGACTGCCGACAAGCTTAATGTGTCTCAACTCTCTGCTGTTAGCTCTAATATGGGCGATATTAACGGTGGGTCACTTAATATTAATAATAGATTTAAGGTTAGTCGAGATGGCCAAGTTGAAATGAGGGCAGCAACTGGCAAGGTCGGAATGGTTGTAAACAACGACAGTATTATTGTTTATGACGAGAGAGGTAACGTGCGAGTTAAAATAGGTAAATTATGATTAGTTTAATCTTATTTGTATCGATTGTATCGATTGTATCGGTTGTTTTGTTATTGGTTCTGCTGAAGAGAAAACGGAGGGTAAAGGTGGCCAATCAAGGAATTGAAACTTATGACGCCTCAAACAATATAACATTCTCAACAGAGAATAGGTTATTTAAGTATATAGGTTATAAAGACTTACCGATAGGCAGGTTTAGTATAACCGCTGGAACGAATGTTGGAAACGTTGTTTTTATTCCAATTACGCTCTCGACCAACAATCAAGAGCTATCTCATCAAGTGGCTATAGCAGTTGATATGCCGTATATTTCAGAGGCGAGAGTTAGCGGAAATACTTTTTCTGGAGTTGTTAAGTCGCCAGCAGATTTTCGCTATGATGGCTCGCTTAGAAATAAACCTCTAATTAGAGTTTTTTATGGAGTTTACTAATGTACGGATTTTCAGGTATTACAGATGTAAATGACGGCTTTTTAAGTATGTCTCTACAAAGACGAGGGCGCTCTCAATTCTCTAACAACTTCGCTAATATTGCTGTATCTGACACCGATATTATTGTTATATCTAGTTGTAATGGTGATGTAGCGCAGTTTAAGAAAAATGGCGGAAATATAGTTTTATACAGCCCAAATGCAACATACGTTGAGTATTTAATATTTAATACAAACACAGCCAAAAGCAGCGGATATGGAATAGAAACGTATGATAGCAATGGTCGAGTTGTTTTCTCATCAAACCATAAATTCCTTAGACCAATCAAAATTGTAGATACAAATTTAAACAAAGGCACTTTCACCGAAACAGTAAAAGCAGGCGGAAAATATGGAGTTATCCTTTCTAACTACGGATTCCGTATAAACATCACACCAGATTACTGTCGCAAAATAATGAGAAGTATCAGGATTGATAATCAAATCAAATTCAGCTCTATCAATCACGATGATCAAGGTGCTGGAAGAATAGGTATGACATATAACGATGATTCATTCTATGCTAATGCAATCATTGTTGACATTACATGGTATTAACAGGAGCAAATATGACAACATTCAACAAAATCTTAAACCCAATGTATTCGGCTATTGCTGCATACTCAAGACAAGAGGATGGCTCAATTAATGCTAAATATGTACTTGGTACTGGTACAGATAATGATGGGGCTGTAACAGACTTTACTCCGATCATTTCAGAATATAAATGGATTGATCCAGCTGCAGCAAAAAGCATTTTTGGTAAGCCATTAACTCAAGATGACATTGGCAAAACAACGGAGCAAATCGATTTAGATCGCATCTATGCTTACTTAAAAGAGCAAGGACAGATTGTTATCTAATCATCTAATTATTAGAGATACCGCCTACGGGCGGTTTTTTATTGGAGGATAAGAATGAATGAGATTGTTTTTGAGTGGATTCGTGGCGATGACGAAGTGGAAACTTTAGTTTTTACTGAAGAAAATGGAGAGCCTTTGGATTTTACAGGCTGCCATTTTGATTGCGACATTGAGCCTTTAAATAAGAAGGGTGATAGGATTCATTTATCGACCGATAATCAAGGCATTATTATCAGCGGGAATGAAGTCAGCCTTATCATCGACCATGAACAAACGGAAAATGTGATGTGGAAAGAGGCAAGATTTGACCTGCAACAAACCACGCCAGACGGAAAAATTAAAACGTGGTGTGGTGGAGAAGTGCAGTTACACCACGATATTACACGGAGAGTATGATGCAAACTATCCAAGTAAAACCCAAACAAACCGTGCAAATCCAGGTTAAGCCTTGTGTAAAACTGGCAAGCCTTGCACTGTTTGATACAGCACTTTTAACGATTTACAACCAAGCGAAAGAGACTATAAAGAGGACTACAAATGGAAAAACTAGAAATTAACCAACAAGACCAAGGTTTTGCCTATCAAGTCGGAAAAGACATTGCCCAATTACAAGAGGCTGTAGCAGCATTACAAGCCGCCGCTACCGCTCAACAGGGGACAAAAACTCAATGGGTGCAGAAAGTGACGGCTAAATCAGGTACTGTTTTTGACGGGATGGTAAAAATCAAAGTCAATCCTAACCTGGTCAACAAAATTTGTGTTGTTAAACAGGGGCATTATTCCCCAACATTTGAACAACTGGATGAATATTTTGAAACACCAAAAAATGAAGATGCTTTTCCGATTTATTTTATTGCCCTTGCAGACCAACATGAGCATGTGGATTTTGAGATTGAGGTGGAGTGATAAATGTGACGGCGGGTAATTCTGCCATTTTTATATATCCTAAACTCAAACGCCCTTTAATGATGATTTAAAGGGCGTTTTTTTATCTAGGTTTAATCTGTGATTTGTTTTGCATAAGCGTTTTAGTATTATGCAAAATAAATCCCAATTTTATGCAAAAAGTTTTGCGAACTTATACACGCATTATTCTTGCCAAGAAATTTAATACTCAGGGAATAGAACAGTCCGCGGATCACTCACGGATCATTTTAAGTTATTATTTAGTTATATCGCCGTTAGTGAATTCCCTATAAGGTATTGTTTTTATTGGCGTTGTTATGGCGAGGTTATTTAAAATTTGGTGGAGCTGGGGGGAGTTGAACCCCCGTCCGAAATTACTCTACCTTCAGCACTACACGTTTAGTCTAGTCTTTAATTTCACTTAAGCATGCGGACAGACACGCTAAACTTAAGCTAGTTTGATTCAATTTAGTGCTTCGATCCTCA